TTTACACAAGAAGGATTGAAACAATTTTGCGTTACTACTTCATGGTCGGACACATTACCCCGAAACATCATAAAAGCAAGTCTACTGGAAGGTATAGTTTTTCCAAAGACAGAAAACATTCCGTGTCCTGTCTTGTTTTTTGAAGCAAGCCAGATATGACATTCGGTATGTTTTTCAGTACGATCAATCTTTTTAAGAAATCGTTCTTTTACTTTTTTATTATCTGTTAATTTATCTTTAATCATAGTTGGGACTTTGCTATATTTATGATATTACTTTATATTTATGGTTTTAGAGAATTGGAAAAAGATAAATACTTTAAACATGGCACACTATTGTTCATTTTTTGTTGAACAATAACTTACAATTTAATTTTATAGGAGAGTTAAGATGCCTTTTACAATTAGCCCAGGCGTTGTAACCAAAGAAATTGACCTTACCGCTGTTGTTCCTGAAATCTCTATGACAGAAGGTGCGATTGCCGGACCTTTTAAATGGGGACCTGCACTTGATATTATACAAGTATCAAATGAAACAGAAATGGCCGGAATCTTTGGGAAACCAAACGCTGCTACATACAAAACGTGGTTTACTGCAGCAAGTTATCTCGCATATTCGGGGTCACTGAAAATAGTTCGTTCAGTCGGAACAGACGCAAATAATGCGGCTATGACCACTGCACTGCAGGTGAGAAATGATGAACACTATGAGAATACATACGATGATGCTTTTGGAGGTACACCAGTTACTTCTGCGGGATCATTCATTGCAAAATATCCAGGAGATCTTGGAAACAGTCTGAGAGTTTCCATGTGTGGTGCAACAAGAGGAAACACAAATTCAGACGGAACACTTAACAGTAATTCAGATGTTTCACCTACTTGTACTTCTGCAGTCTATACACAAGCTAATACTACTCTTTTAGGAGTGGGAACAACCTTTTCGAATGATTTGACTGCTGGTGATACAATCCTAATTAATGATAAAGTTATTTCGATTACTTCTATTACATCCAATACAGTTTGTGTAGCAATTTGTGCAGAATCAACAGTTGCAAATACTGGAGCGTATACACGTAAAGCACGGTCTGGTTATTCAACACCCGCCGGTCAGATGGTTGGAACACTTGCATGTTCAGCTAATGGAACTACATTAACTGGAACAAACACTAACCTTGCTGTTCAATATACAGCAGGTGATCTTGTTAAACTTGTTGGGAATAATGAAGAACGTAAAGTTTCCTCAGTTACTAATTCAACTTCAATGATAGTTACAGAACCATTTGTCAAAGCCGCTTCTGCTAATACTCATTCACGTACATGGGAATATGCATCAGCTTTTGATAGTGAGCCTGTTACTTCAGCACACGCCAAACGAAATAGCGGAAACTATGATGAAATTCACGTTGTTGTCGTTGATGAAGATGGAGATGTTACCGGAGCAAATAATACAGTTCTTGAAACGTATACTGGTTCAGTTGCTGCAGGAGCTAAAGGTGAAGATGGTCAAAGTATTTTCTACAAAGACCTAGTAAATAGACAGTCAAAGTATCTTCGCTGGATGGATCATCACGCAAATGGTGATGTTGACGCACTACTTGATGGTGGAACAACCGCTTGGGGTGGAGTCGCATCTGGAACATTTAACGGTAAAGGAATTATCGTTTCTGGAAGTCTAACTGGTGGAACTGCTGGAACAGCATCAACCGCTGGAAACATACAGACAGCGATGGATAAATTCAAAAATGCAGAAGAAGTGGATGTCACGCTTCTGATGACAGCCGATGCATCAGCTGCGACACAGATTCATGCAATTAACAATATTGCTGAATATCGTAAAGATTGTGTTGCATTTATTTCACCACAAGAGGCAAGTGTTGTTAATAATTCTGGAAGTGAAGTTGATTCTATCACAACTGACAGAAACAACATGCCGAGTACATCCTATGCTATGATGGATTCTGGATGGAAATATATGTATGATAAGTATAATGATTTATATCGTTATGTTCCATTGAATGGTGATATTGCTGGATGTTGCGCATATACAGACGGAGCACGTGATCCTTTTTGGTCGCCTGCGGGTCTGGATCGTGGAAATATCCGAAATGCAATCAAACTTCCATTTAATCCAAACAAAACGCAAAGGGATTCCATCTATAAAATAGGTGTTAATCCTGTTACAGCAATGCCTGGTAGTGGAATTCTTCTTTATGGAGATAAAACTCTATTAGCAAAACCAAGTGCATTTGATAGAATCAATGTACGAAGATTGTTTATTCTTTTGGAAAAATCAATTGCTAATATGGCAAAAGCTTTCTTGTTTGAATTTAATGATGCATTTACTCGTTCAAGATTTGCAGCAACCGTTGAACCTTTCCTACGAGATGTTCAGGGAAGAGGTGGACTTCAGGATTTTGCAGTCGTTTGTGACGATAGTAATAATACTTCAGAAGTTGTTGATCGTAACGAATTTCGTGGTGATATTTACGTTAAACCTTCACGTTCAATTAACTTTATTCAACTTCAATTCGTAGCAGTACGTTCTGGTGTGGAATTTAGTGAAATTATTGGATAATAACGTATAAATAGTAATATAAATACTAGAGATGTGGGAAGACGATTGTTGCTGAAGGGCGCACTTGTAAAAAAGACTCCCACATCTTTTTTTAAACAATCGGGCCCCTATGGGGGCTAAAAGGAGAAATAATGTCATTTTCAATAGATACCTTCACCTCTAAATTTCAACAAGGTGGAGCTTTAGCCAGTCTATTTAGAGCAAGGTGGGAATCCGCTAAAGGTTCTGGATCAACGATTGGTGATTTCGAATTTCTTTGTAAAGCTACTACTTTACCGGGAGATACAATCGATGTCGCTACAATTACATATATGGGAAGAGGTATAAACATCCCTAGTAATCGTGCCGCAACTCAGTGGACAACAACCATTTATAATGACGAATATATGGCAACTAGAAACCATGTTGAGAATTGGATGGAACAACTCAATTCTCATAGAAGTAATAAGAGAGCTGCTGGAATGCAGAGAATTCTTGATTATACAGGACAATTAAGTGTTTCTCAACTTTCTAAAATGGATTCAGCTACAGAAACAAAAGATTATGTTTTTATGAATGCCTGGCCTTCTGCTATTAGTGAAATCGCAGTTGATTGGGAAACCAACGATATTCAAACCTATGACATAACATGGGAATTTGCTTATTGGAAGTCTGATAATTCTGCAGTTGGAACGGATTAATATATATTAATGAAGATTACAATTTTATATGGGAGTGGTGAAAACTGCTCCCATTCAACTTATTAGGAAAAATGTATGGCAATTGAATTATTTGGATTTTCTATAGGAAGAGTTGATAAGGACGAAAAGAATAAAAAATCTTTTGCACTTCCCGAGCCAGAAGACGGCGCACTTGAAGTCGGACCTGCAGGCGGAGCATATGGAACATATGTAGACCTGGAAGGTGTCGCTAAAAATGAAATAGAATTGATTAAAAAATATCGGGATATGTCTCAATATCCTGAATGTGACCAAGCTATTGATGATATTATCAATGAGTCTGTTGTTACGAATAGGGAAAATCAACCTGTCACGATCAATTTAGAAAAATCAAATCTATCTGACAACATCAAAGCAAGCATAAAGAAAGAATTTTCTGAAATAATGCGTTTGCTGGATTTCCGAAAAATCGGATATGAGATTTTCAGGAAATGGTATGTCGATGGTAGAATATATTTTCATATTATCATAGATAACAAGAACCCCAAACGTGGTATTCTTGAACTACGCCCAATAGACCCCCTAAAAATAAAGAAAATTCGTCAACCAAAACTTACCGATGGTCCTCAAGGAAAAATACTTGATACTTCTGGATTCCAAGAGTATTATCTATTTAATGAAAGAGGAATCACGGATAGAGTTGGTGGAAGCACAATTCAAATTTCCGAAGATTCTGTTTCTTATGCTCATTCCGGAGTACTGGATGCAAATAGGAAAACAGTCCTAAGTCATCTACACAAAGCAATCAAACCCCTCAATCAATTACGTATGATCGAAGATGCGGTGGTCATCTATCGTATCTCACGTGCACCTGAACGAAGAATTTTCTATATTGATGTTGGAAATTTACCCAAGATCAAGGCAGAACAATATCTTCGCGACATTATGAACAAGTACAAGAACAAGTTAGTCTATGATTCCCAATCCGGTGAAATCAAAGATGACCGTAAGCACATGAGTATGTTAGAGGATTACTGGCTTCCACGTAGAGAAGGTGGTAGAGGTACAGAAATTACAACCCTACCTGCAGGTGAAAATCTTGGGGAATTAGCTGATGTTGAATACTTTAAAACAAAACTTTACAAAGCACTCAATGT